TTTCACAGATGTTTCAGGTAAAGTAATATATAAATCTTCATCACCACCACTATATACAACTTGTTGAGGGATTACACAAATATTTTCAGCATCTATCGCGTGTTTCCACCCATCTATTGTTAGAACAGGATGATCGATAGTACAAGTTATTTTTCTTCCAGATTCCGTTTCAATCGTTATTATTTCTTTCTCTGTTTCTCTAACATATTGGTTTATTACCTTTGTAGTACTTTGGATACAAGTGACAGGGTTTACCGATACAACAGAATCACCAATTTTTATGTCTTTTATAGCTTTTTTCGTATTATCAGCCATTACAACTAACGTTTCTGGATCTAAGCATTGGTAGCAATTTCGAGGAGAATTATGTACACAAAATGTATCACCGCATAAAAAGCTTTGATTTGTTGATTCAGTTGTAATATCTGATATTATTGTTTCTAAACTTTCTATTTTACTTTCAAGTGGTATGAAAAGAGTAGTACTCTTCCATTTTACAATATTTATCCATTCGTCTAATCCAATTTTATCATATTGTGATTTATTCTCTAAATGTTTAAGATATTCTACATAAAAACCACTATTAATATTTTTACGTAAGTCGTACCTATAACCAACTATATCGAAATACTCAATCAAATTAATATGCGACGAATCACAAATCTGATAAGACACAAATTCGTCTTCATATTTAGCATCACTTGTCTTAATTTTAAAATATCGTAAAAGTTGGACTATATCATTCATAAACTGCATTACACTATCTACTGTATCATCCTCCTCTCCCGTTATATGTCTTGTAGGACGCATATCAATATCTAGTGTATTGCTTGAATCACACGTGATGTATATTTTTGATTCAGAACCACCTTGAAATCCAGCCAAGAATTCTCTTTTAACCAAATCTGACCCATTTTTAATCCAATATGGTAAAGATTTGTATTTTTCAAAACTAATGTTAATTTCAAGAGCAATAAATAATGCAGGAAATGCTCCCGAATATTTTATTGTAGATGAATATCCATTTACTTTTTTTTTTGTATACTTAAAGCCTAACCTTTCAACATCTTGGTTAAATAAAATATCATTATTTTTATCATTAAAGTCAACAGTTAGTTTTACTCCATCTTTACGTGAAAAGATACAACAATATGTAGATATAAATCCAAAAAGACGACTTATAATATATAAATTAGTATCAGTACTTTTTATCGGAAAGGATATTTCGGACGCGTATTTTGTTAGAAAACATTCTTCTATTTGAGCATCCAAACATCTTTGAATAAATTGCTCTTTGGTAAGAATTACATAATCATCTACCAAATTAGATACTGGTTTAGGTTCTGTTGATACACCTACCAATGTTTTTCCAACTTCAATTTCTTCTATGCGTTTCCATCCATCAAAAGTCATAAAACGATGATCAAAAGTTGCTGTGATTTTTCGACCGCTTATTGTGGTGATTTCAAATAATTGCTTGTCTGTTTTATTTGTATATGTATGTGAAACTTTTGTGATACTTTGTTGTTGTGTTTCAGGGTGGAATGTTATAACTTCATCTCCAACTTGGACGTCACATATTTTCTTAACAGTTCCATTTGACATGTATACCGGTTCATCTTTAAAGATACATTGTGAGTGATCTGGGAAAGGAATAATTGAAGCCATTACTCCTAACATCATTGCTGGGGAAATTTCACAATAGTCATTCTTATATTTTCCTAATTCTTTTTCATTAAAAGCTATAACTGAACCATTTGCTTCCATATTATCAATATAAACTATTTTATCGTTCTCTACTAAGTAGTCCCAATCAGTCCCATCTTTTTCTTCAGATACTAATTTATCGTTTAATACTTTAAAAACGGGTCTTAAAAGTCTTCCTTCATCAGAACAAATATTAATTTCATCATCTATCGCATCATACGATATTGACACGTCCCAAGGAATCATCTTTATCCTGCGTAATTCTTTTAGTTCATCTACTAGACTATCTGGATCAGACGAAACTCCTAAAAGGATTCCATTTAAAAATACTTTAGTTTGTTCGTTGAATCCATCAAATTCTCCGATATGAGACATATTTTCACATAATTCAACTACTTCCTTTACTAATACAGTAGGAGTTCGGTCAGAAATACAAGTCAATAAAGATAAATTTAAAACGATACCAACAGGTGCTCCTTCAGGAGTTTCAACAGGGCATATGTACATAATCTGAGATGGATTAATTTGCCTAATTGCAGCGTTCTTAGACTCTTTACCAACTGGAATAGAAACACGACGCAAATTAGATAGAGTAGCACCATAAGATAAACGAGAAAGAATCTGCGCTACTCCTGGACGAACATAACTGTTTTTTGGAACACCCCAGTTACCAGTTCCAAAACAATGATTAAAACCTTTAGTAATGTCAGTAAGACGAGGTATAATACTCATTACGTCTGGAAGCTGTTTTTTCTTTTCAATGATAGATATGATTGTACCAATATATTTTTTAAACAACTGCCTAAAAAGCTCGTGACACAAAACACCAGGAGATTCTACCCGTTTATTGATATAATTATCTCTATCATCTGGTTTTCGGAAACCCAAAGCAGTTGCTAATAACTTATGAACCATATGTCCCAGCAAATAAGCCTTTTCTTTAGTTGTGCAAGTTACTCCCATATGTGGGAAAATTTCACTATCAATTACCTGTTCTGCATAATCTTTACGTTCAGAGTCTTTAATAGGGTGATTTGTGTGTTGTCCTATATATTTAAGAGCGTTAATTCTAGTTGCTTTTATATTCCATATCGAATGATCCTCTGTTTTCCAGATCTCTTTTAATTTTTCATTTATTCTTTTTCTTCCATCTGTTGTAATTTTTAATTCATCTATTCCCATACTTTTTGCTACTGTTGTTTGTGTTTCTTCTACAAATAAACCAAAACAGTCTGATTGTTCATCTACAAAAAAAGAATCATTAATTATTAAACGAATATACTTATTCATCTTATCACATGATAATCCTATCAAGTCGGAAAATTCTTCAGATTTATATCCCATCGCCTTAAAAACTATGCCAATTGGTATAGGATCTTTAATATAAGGTAAATAAAAAGATAATGTACGATCATCTGTGCCAATCACAGCACTGATAAGAACTGAATGACCAGTTTCTTCTGACATACTACGCATATCACAAGAAAACGCATATTTGTCACCTGACTTTTGTTCTAAAACCAATGGTGTATTATAAACACCGCGCAATTGCGAAATTAGAACTCGTTCTTTTCCCTTTACTATAAAGTATCCACCTTGATCATATTTACACTCTCCTGCTGAGATTCTTTCTTCTGGAGTCATTTTCGAAAGATAGCACTTGCTGCTTCTCAACATTATAGGAATTCTCCCTAACACAACTCTCAAATGTTCATTAATTTCTGGTTCTTTCCCTTCAATTTTTAATGTTTCTGTTACTGTAGCATAAATCGGAGAATCATAAGTCAGATCTCTCTGGCGCGCCTCAGATGGATAAAAATCTCTGAGTACTCGAGTATCTTCTGTTACTGTTGGAGAAGGTATATGTACATTGCTAAAAGATACTTTATAAGAAGTATATGATCCCGGATTTTTTCCGTTTTTTGAATTCAATAAAATTTCAGGTTCTTCTGTAATAATAGTGTGAATCCCGACATTTATAAAATGATCAAAAGATCCAGTTTGATGATGAACAAAACCTTTCTTTTTAAAATGATCTCCCAAAATATTCCATGTATGTTGTTCCGAAAACATGCTTCTTAATAAATTATTTTGATGTTTTCTAAAATTTTCAAATTGATTTTACAAATTTTATTTTATTCATTTTTTAAATTAATAGAATGAGTTTACCTGAAATATATACTGATGGCTCTTGTTTGAAAAACCCAGGAGGAAGTGGAGGTTGGGCTTTCACTTTGTTAGAAAACGGAGAACAATGGTCGATGGTCGGAAATGAAAACTCAACTACTAATAATAGAATGGAACTTCAAGCAATTATTGAAGCTCTTAATTTTGTTCAGGGTTCTGAATATATTATTTATACAGACAGCGAATTAACTATGAAATGCGCTCTTGGAATATATTCTCGTAAGGCTAATAAAGATTTATGGGAAGAATATAATAGAGCTCTAGATGGCCGCAAACTACATTGGGTTTGGGTTAAAGCGCATAACGGAAATTTATACAACGATTATGTTGATATGTTAGCGAGACTAGAAGCGAAAAGTATTAAAAAATAAAATCTTGAACAATTAATAAAAATGTCGACTCGATATAATGAACACGAAAGTTCTTCCGGATGCTCATACGCGAATTTATCTCATTACAACAATGGTTCTAAGGGAAAGCATCCTCATATTCCAAAAGGAAATGTAACAGGTTATGTTGTCCCAACATATGATTCTGTTGGTTATGATACTCTGACTCATAAAAAATATAACGATTCTTGCTGTGGAAATCCTTATCCTAACATTCGGGCTGCTTACAAGACTCATGATGGAAACTGTCATCAGAAATACGTACATATGAATTGCAATAAGTAAAAATACTTATTTTCTAATACTAAATATTAGTATTAGAAAAATCAAATTAAATAAAATGATAATATTGGCAAAAATAAATTAAATGATTCCAGGTTTGGAAATTCATCAATTAATAGATGATCCTGTATTGCAAGATAAATTGTTCAAACTAGTTGACGTTTTTGATGAAAAGCAATCTCTATCACGAAAAACTAGACAATATGGTTACGAATATGATTACAAATCAAGAGAATCACATAAAGATAAAAAATTGAAAAAATCACTTCATGATACTCCTCAACAACTTTCGTGTATATCAGATGTGATATATAAGTATAGTTTAATGCGGCAAAAGGCAAATCAAATCATAATAAACAGATATGAACCAGGTGAAGGTATTGCTGCCCATCGTGATCATATTAGATACTTTACTGGTGATATAGCGACTTTATCTCTTGGATCTGCTTATATAATGAGATTTAGACCGCATCCAGAAAATACATTGGAAGACCCAAGTAAATTCTATGATGTTTTGTTACCTATTGGATCGTTAGCAGTTATGAAAGATCACGCAAGAAATCTATGGACTCATGAAATCATTGGTAGAAAATCTGATAAAATCAATGGTGTTACAACCAAACGTGGTACACGAATTTCTATAACATTTAGAACAGTTGCAGATGAATTTCAAGGACACTAACATTCACTTAAATTGCAAATTCTTCATATAAATTGGCAAAAGCACCACAATGTGTAAATGTATTTTATATAAAAATTGTACCGCAAAAAAAGACAATTGTATTATACAAATACTATTTTTGCTTAAAAAACGTATATATTTTTCTACTAAGTGTAATTTTTTTAAATAATTTTAAAAAACTTATTTAATATAAATGGAATTTGAAGAAAGAATAAGTTCTTCTGGTAAGTCATACTATATAAATACTATAACAGGTAAAACTCAATGGGGTTCTAAAAA